GTGTCACCTGCGCTGAGATAATAAGTAGCATCAGCCGGTGCTGCCGTAAGTGCATTCGCCAAACCAGTCGGAGGCGTAGCATTGCCAGCCGCATACGCGAACAAGCCACCGCCACGGATCGTGTAGTTGTAATGGCTAGCAGTCATCGCAGTATTGCGCGCAATCTCCATGCCATTGACAAGCACAGCAACTACGCTATTAGTATCACCTTGAAAACGTGCAAACAGCTTCACTCTTGCTGCCTTGCTGGCGGGGCAAGTGTACGCAGTAGTAGTAGCAACTGTCAGTGCAGAAGCTTCGCCAAGAACACCAATTCTATCACTCATCTTAATCTCCTACACTGAATCAAAGTCGGCATCTGCGCCGTATGCAAGCTTACTCGGAAGAGAGGTGGCTACCTGCAAGTCAGAAATCTCATCTTTCGCAATTTGGAAATTCTGTCGCAGCAAAGATTTGTCAGCCTTCACATTGTCGGCTGGAACCGTTGCATCAATTGCACTAGACATCTGAATTTCTCCTGATCGAACCGTCAATGAATACTGGTGTAATGCCTACGATCTTCAAAGGACGCATAGTCTCGCCCTCAAAACGCAGCTTGAATAAATTACACTTCGTAGGGAACGATATGTTACGCATAAATCCGGTATTACGTCCGCCGCCGTAGATATCGCCATACGGCTCAGAACCATAACCACCGTAATCAGAAGCAACCATCTCCATTTCGAGTGCAGGTGTCAGTGCTTGTGCCTGATCTAGCGTATTTCGTATGAAGCCTAGATTATCATTGAATGCCGTATCATCGCTGAACAATTCACCCGCATCTGACTTGTCTAAATACTTGTTATCAATAAACATCTTGACAGTGAAAGACGCAGTGCCTTGAGCATCCAAGAGTAGATAGCGAATAGTCTTCTGAATGGCACGCTTCTTCAAATCAGACCACGGCAATTCCCAAGTAAACTTAATCGGCACTCCACTAGTATCAACATCAGCTACAGGAGTAAGACCTGTGCCATCTGTGAACGCAGTACCGTCACTGAATGTTTCTTGGTCGCCAATGAAGTCCGCATAAAGCGGCAGTTTCTTTTCATCACCCTTGATGAAGATTATGTTATCATTAGCGCGTCCAAAGAACACAAGACCTTCACTGCTGCGTGACGACCATGCCCAATTCCATCCACTAAACGTATTCCATGCTTCGATGCCGAGCTTATCAAGATAGCGATATCCGAAGCCATGTGTCTCTACCTGACTATCACGTGCGGCATCAGGAATGAACAGCATATACATAGACGACAGACGATCATATTGCGAGAGCGTACCATCCATCAACGTTTCTTCCGTCAATGGCGCTATCGCACTCTGAATCAGTGGATCAATCAATCGCGACGGTCTATCTGGAGACAGCTTAGAAGTAAACGTAGCAGGAGCAATTGAAGTGACGCCTACGATATCACAGGCGAGTGACTTATCACCAATGTCCTGTGCAGTGCGACAAGAGATTGCGCCGTAGCTGTTGAATGTTCCGCCGTTGTCGCTAGTAGGTGCAAGCACCAATGCAATAGACGGCGTAGTTACCTTCGTGAACTGGACAGGAACAGTACACTCTTGGAATTGTACCAGCAACCAGTCACGAAATGGCGCTAGTCCGATGATGGTCGTATCACCGGAAACTACGCTAGTCCTAAGATCAAAGATCGCCGCATACGTTGCACCAGCGTCACCGACGAACACGCCAGACGTATCTTCATCTGATACATGCAACTCAGAACCGACAGCTACGACCAAATGTCGATTGAATTTGCAAACAACCCTGCCGATTGGAGTATTGATATTCGATCCAGTAGCAGGATCAGCAAGATAGTCCACATGCATTGCGGCGGTGACAAGCAACGGCTTATCTAGGCCATTGTGGATGGTCAACTCTCCGCCGAATTCTTCAAAGTTTACGTGCTTGGTCGGACCCCAAGTAACTAGGCCGGGACGAAGTGCGGCAGCAATAGTAGAATCCCAAATACGAGTAGCGGCACCAGTACCGTCAATAGAGAATACTTGTCCCACCGAATTGACAGTGATATTACGGGCAGCAAAATACTTGCCATTGATCTGGTATCCATCACTGATGCTAGACAAGTCGCAGTATTTCTTAGTGCCTTGACGCACCATGATCGAGCCTTCAAGGCCACGATACATATTGTTGAGTACGACTGCATACTTAGACGAGAGATTCAACTCAGAGTCAACAACGTTCAGCCCGCCCTCAAACTTGCGAGCAGTAACCGAAGTCAACTTCTGGGCGCGCCTCTGCATCTTATACATGTTATGTATCCAACATGAACCACTGATCGAGTGGACCGTTGAAAGGATTCAACGCATAAGGACCGCCGTTCACATTGCTGCGAACGTCCTTAATACGATCTTCCCACAGTCGTAGATACTTCTCAGCCTGTGCAGGATTCGTTGCGTCGTCTTCCGCATACATCCATGTAGCGATCCAAACATGCAGCAAGTCATCAATCGGAATCACAGTATCAGGATTAGAGAAGTTAGCTTTGAGATTAGCGACGATTGCTATATTGCCGGACCAAGTAACAGGCTGGACAGCAATCAAATACTGTTTGTTGGGGTCTTCTGCGATACTCAGAGGACGATAGCCAATTACAGACGATTGCTGCAACGGATTAATGATGCCAGAAATCAGTGGCAATTCACGCTGCACATTTACAGAGTACACATGCTTAATTTGTTTGTAATCAGTAACGCCGTCAGCAGTCGTAAACGCGACAGTGACTTTACCAGTCGTACCGTCAAGCGTTTTCGTAAACGTGCTAACCAATTCGGGCCAGACATATTTTGAAGTCAACATGTCGTGTGCGTTAGAAAGATAGTAGCCGATCTGATCGTCACTGTACGGAGACATGTTTGTCCCGTTGATTAGTGACATATTTAGTGCTACTTTAGTAATTGCCTCAGAGACTAACATCTACAACTCCAAGCTAGGGTGTGTAGCAGTAAGAACACCAGACCTGCTACACACCCCGCTCTAGGAATTACAACACTCTACTCAAGTCGCAGCTTAAGCAGCGTAATGTGCAACGCCGTGGAGATTGCCCCTGCTAACAGCAGCGTTCACGATGATCGAGAACGTGTTCGTGCCGTCAGGGATGACCGTAACCGGCAGATACGTGCCACGAGGATCACCCGTAGTAGCAGTCTGCGGATCAGTGTAGATAGCGCCAACGAACGTACCAGCGTTCGCAGCAACAACGTCGTTCTTCATTTCCGAAACCATGTTAGCAGTCTGGTACGGAAGTCCGAGAACGTTGTTGTAACCGATATCGACACTGACAGTATCAGCAGCGGCAGCGAATACAACACTCTCAATGTACGCAAACGCCTTAGTACACAGAACAGGAGTCGTACCGTTCAGCGTACCAGTCCACGTAATCTTCTGGCCGAGATAGTCATAGCCGGTCATCGTAATAGCGCGAGTAGAAGCGCCATCACCAACAAACGTAAGACCACGACCCCAACGAGCAGTACCAGCCGTAGCGCCATTCGGCATACCCGGCATAATACCGCTGTTAAGAATCGTACCTGCTGCTACAGAGAGTGTCAGTGCGACAGACGTAGTAGACAGCACGCCATCAGCAAAGTAGTCAGCATCAAGTGCAGGAACCGCACCGAAATTAATTCGGTACAGGCCAGCACCAGCATCACTCAGATCAGCAACGTACTTAAGGTTCGGTACGCGCTGATTAACACGACGCGGGAAGTAATCGGGATATGCCATTTACGTAATCCTACTCTTCAATAGTTTCTGAGGCGAAACCACCGGCTCCACCCTCTTGTACGATAGCCAGCATAGACAGGGGAACACCAGAGGCGTTCACCTCTTCACCCAAGTCAAGATCAACAAGCTTAGGCTGTTCAGTCAGCTTAAACTGCTTCAACTGCTCAGGAGAAGTTAGACGGATAGAGTGTCCACGCGGAAACGTAAACATAATGCCGCCAGTGGACGGCACTTGAATAAATTCTAGCGTGTTGGGACCAGCCTTAATCTTGCGGCCCTGTTCATCGTGTGCGAAGACTTCCTTACCCTTCGCATCCTCTTCCATGACGTAGTGACGCACAATCTTAACGTGCGTCTCAGTCGTTTCAAAAGTCTTAGGAAGCGCCTTCGGCATGTATGCAGCGACAATGCGTGCCATATTTGCTTTCCTTAACCCGTCGTGCCGTTACGAACGACAGCGTGCTTACGGTAAGCAGCCCACAAGCAATATTGTCCCTGCCACAGAACGCGCGAGCCAGAACCGTCAATCGTCCACGGAGCGGCAAGCTTCTTAGTGACCATATTCACGCCCTTAAGAATGTGCAGGCGCATATACTTGTCATTGATGAAGTACGCACGATTAACTCCGCAGTCCTCATCGTAGAACATCGGAATCTTCTTATGCGTAACGTTGCCGAAGCCAAGGTCCATCATCGCATCGCCAGCCTTGCCGGTGATTGGAATGGTGAACTTGTCACGGACAGCAGCGCGATAGATACGCATGATGTTACGACCGCAGAGGATGAGAGAAGGCTTCTCACCGTTCAGCGTCAGGTCCATCAGTACGTCATCGAATGCTTCTTCAATGTTTGTG